GGGGAGGGCTCTGGCCCTGCATCTGGGCCAGGCGCTGAACTTCGGCGAGAACTTCGGGAGGGAGGTCGCTCATCTCGCCACCTGCTTCTGCCTGGGCGACGGACCGCTCGGAGGGCTGCCGCCCACCGGGCTGCTGTGCCTCTTCTTCCTTGACGGCAGCTCCGCCCTTGGCGACCTGCTGCTGCTGGGCCGCGGCGGCCTGCTGGGCCTGCGCCATCGCCTGCCGGGCCTGGGCCTCGGGGATGATGATGCGGTTGGGCAGACCCAGGCCGCTGACGAGCTCCTCGAACAGCTTGAACATGTCGATGTTCGGAGCCTGCGCGAGCAGCGGCACCATCGCCTGGAGGGTCTCGAGAAGCACGGCGGGGTTCTTGCGGATGGGGTTGTAGGACACCATCTCAAAGTCCATCTCGAGCTGGCGAAGCTGCTGGGTCCCGAGGTGGGTGAACAGGTCGCTGCCCGACAGGCGTACCATCTTCGGCTTCTTCATGTACCGCTGCATCAGGTAGAACATCTTCCCAGCGACGTCTTCGAGCGCCGTGTTCAGATGACCTTCGCGGGTTGCCAGTCGGGTCCGCATCTGCGCGTCGATGATGGCCATCTCGGTCGCAGTCTTCGCGCCGGCGACCTGGCCTCGGGCGGCTTCGGCGAGCGCGCTCTGGAAGGCTGCGTCGCTCTCGAGCCGGCTGATGAACGAGATGATGGCCTCGGGCACGTTGGGCCGAGGCATCTCGTAGAACAGCGCGCCGAAGTTGCGGAGCCCGTCTACGCCCTCGGCGTCGACGGGCACGAACGACCCGACCATGGCCTCCATCGCCTTGTCGAGCGTGGCGCTGTCGATCTTCCCTGCGTCGTACAGGATCTTCGGGACGTTCAGGTAGGTGATGCGCTTCCACAGGGTCAGCAGCTGGTTGATGTTCGTCTGCTGGTCGAGGACCAGCTGGACCTCGGAGAGACCCGTGCAGTCGATGCCGCTGTGGTTCAGCGAGAACATGCTGAACGGGACGAAGTCCAGCGTCCCCTTGAACAGAACGTGGTCAGCGCCCTTGTGGTAGTGGACGACCGTGTTGCTCTCGAGGTCGTAGAACTCGTAGATGATGATGCGCTTGTCGATGCCGGCGAACCGGGTCATCGAGGTCTTCTGCGCATCGTCGAACATCCAGGTCGGGAAGGTCTCGGGCTTGATGTCGTCGTGGTGCGTGTAGCGCCCAGACTTGACCTTCGCCTTGTACGCCGCCGGAGTGAGCGGGCACGCCTGAATCCAGTAGCGGATGTCCCTGTTGTCTCGGGCGCTGAGGTCGAAGAACACCGAAGCGGGGTTCGGGTTGCTGACCACGGGGCAGTCGTTCTTGCTGTCCCACGACACCTTGAAGATACCGCGCTTGCAGAGCACGGCGTCCATCAGCGCGAGCGCAGAACGACGCCGCATGTTGACCGAGCGGAAGGCCCACTCCATCAGCCCGTTCGTCGCGCCAGCCAGCTCCTGGCTGTCGGGCGTCTGCGGCATCGCAGCGACCTGCGGGTTCGGTCCCAGCAGGCTGCTGATGGCAGTGTCGGTGATGGCGTAGATGAGGTTCTTCTGCGCGTACATCGACGACAGGCGGGCATCGAGGGCAGCCCCCTGCTTCTCGTACGTCTCCCAGAAGTCGCCGCGGTAGTAGGACCGAGCACGATCGAAGTCGTTCTTCTCGTAGTCCTTGTAGTACGCGAGGTGCTGTTCGATGAGGTCCTTGAGCTTGGCCATCAGCCACCCACCGACTTCAGCGCGGCAGCGATGTTCTGCAATCGCTCCGCCTGGTTGGCGTGTGTCTCAGACGCCTGCCGAAGCTCTTCGACCATCTCGCCCACCTGCTCGGTCATGTCGTTGCTTACAGCCTCGGCGTGCTCCTCGCGGTGCATCTCGCCGGGCCCTTCGTGGTCGTCTTCGTCCTCGTAGAACTCGTGCGTGTACTTGGCGCCTTCCATGCACGCCATGCACCCGCAGCCCTGGTCGTGTCCGTCAGGGTCCTGCACGACCTCCAGAATCACGGCCTCGGGGCCGAACTTCTGGTAGATGTGTGCCATGAGGTCCTTGAGACCGACCAGGTTCTGCGGGTGCATGGGGGACCTCAGTTATTGCCGTCAGCGGCGGCGATGTCCTCGTGGGACAGCACGCCGTACTTGACCAGGAGCTGCTTGGTGTTGTCGTCCATCGCCCTGATGTCGTCCGCGCTGGGCTTGGTCTGGGCAGCCGCTCCGCGGTTGACGGGCGACTCACCCATGACGTCCGTCTCACCCATGACGTCCGTCTCGCCCATACGGTCGGGGCCGGCGCCACCCATCATGAGCTCGGAGTGCTTGGCCTGGATGGCCTTCATGGTCGCGTCGTCCACGACGCCGGTCACGTCCAGACCGAACTCCTTCTGGAAGGCCTTGACTGCGCTCTCGGTGTTGACGCCGAAGTCGGCGTCTACCGCGCCGGGGTCGAGCTGAGTCAGGTTCGTGGCCGCGGCGATGCCGGCCAGACTGTCCTGCAGCGCACGAACGTCGTCGTTGTTGTAGACGCCCTTCTTGAGCGGGTAGACACCCTTCTTGCGCGGGGAGCGCGGAGCGGGAGCTCGGTTGCGCTGCGGAGGCAGCCCGGACACGCTCATCTCCTCGGGGATGCCGGCGTCGGCGCGGGGACCGGTGAGCGTCATGCCGGTGACCCCCACCTCCATGTCGTCGCCACCGGCTTTGCCTACGGTGATACTTCGGTCTCCCTGCGCGCCCGCAGGGTCTGGCCGAAGATCGCCAGCGCGCACACGAGCTTCCCTCTTCCTGATGCTGTCTTCCAGAGAGTTTCGGAAGTCGTAGAAGTCCTTGACAGTTCGGTTCCGGTACACAGCCATGTCAAATCTCCTCAGCCCTTGCGGGCGCGGCCAGAAGCGGCCATCTGGTTCATCTTCTTCGCGCCGTACTTCTTCCGTCCGGCACTGGCCGCGATGGCCTTGGCGTCCTCCTCGCTCTTGCCCGACTCCTTGAGGTCGTCGACCATCTTCGCGAAGCGTCCGCCTCCGCCGAGGCGCGTCGACTTGCCCTTGTACCCGTCCGCGATCTTCTGCTTCGCGGATTCGTAGTCTTTCTTGGGGGTCTTCGACGCCACGGCTACCTCATCTTCGGCACGGAGAAGGGAGACTCCTGCCGACTGCGTCGCATGCTATCACGCTTCCTGTCGAGCAGCCTGAAGGGAATCTGGCCTGGCTGAACCTCCTGCATGAGGTCGTCTTCTTCTCGGTGAGCTCTGGCGGCTCGACGGTCGTTGTAGCGCTTGACCTTGATCAGCATGTCCGCGGCCATGATGTAGGTCCGCGCCCTGTCGAAGTGGTGCCCGGCGTCGTCGTCGCCCTTCTCTCGTCGACTGAAGTCGCCGTCGTAGCGGAGCAGCTGCTGCAGCCCGGCGCGTGAGCGGATGACGAGGTCGTCTTCTCGAAGCAGCCGCACCAGGGCGAACTCGGCCTGAGCGATGCGCTTGTGCGTGGCGTACCAGCCGGGCTGCCGCTTGCTGTAGGTGATGCGGACGCTCAACTCGCGTAGCGCGGTGATGCAGCCTGCGTGGTTCGACTCCACGACGGCGCGGGCGTTGTTGTAGCGCTGACAGACCAAATGGATGCGGACAGCGAAGCGGTCAGGCGACTCGCGACCAGACCACACGGCGACTTCGCGCAGGTCGTTCTTGTCGAAGACGGTCAGCGCCGCGGGGTCGCCGACGTTGCCGAAGCCCGTGGGGTCTGCATAGACCTCGTACTCCCGACCTTCGACGGGGGCCTCGAACTCGCCGCACCCGAAGCTCCCCTCGGTCGGGTCTTCGAGAGCTGTGTTCAGCAGGTTTCGTAGCACTTCTTCGGGCATCATCGGTCGCTGGTTGCCGATCCACCCATCGTAGGGGTCGCTCGGGTACTTCGCGCTGAACAGCCGCGTGTCGCCCACGAACTCCGACCGGAGACGCGTTCGCATGAAGTAGAGGTTCTCGAAGTCCATGCCTGGGTGCTTGCCCATGTACTCGAGCTCCTCTTCGGTCGGGACGAAACCCTTCGAGGGCACCGGCAGCCGGCAGGTCTCGTCCTTCCACCACTCGAGGAACAGTGGGAAGAACTGACCTTCTCGCCGCAGCGCCTCGTGCCACATCCGCTCGTGGTACGACCCAGCTCTTCCTGGCGTGCTCTCGATTACCAGCTTCGCGTTCGGCCGCTTGTTGATGCCTGGGAAGAGGTTGATGACGGCCTTCTGCTGGTGGATGGCTTCGCCGAGCTCGGTGATGTGCAGTCGGTCGATGGAGTGGCCGACGGCGGGCGCCCGACCTTCGAGCGACTTGATGACGATGTTGCCGCCGTGGACGAACTCGAGCTCACGCTTCGAGCCCTTACTGCCCGCAGCGAGAGGCATCTTGACGGGGTCTGGCAGGTTCTCGTAGGCGAAGCGGAGACGCCTGAACGCCATCTCTGCGGTGGCGTTGGTGTCGGCGATGAGCATGCCGGCGATGCCCCGCAGGTACATGCAGTCGCGCAGCAGCAGGTGCATCAGCGTGATGGTCGTGATCTTCGCCTGACGGTACTTCGTCACGAAGGTCCAGCGGTTCGACTCAATCGCGCGGATGGTCCGTACCTGGGCCTTGGTCGGGTTCAGGTAGCCGGTGCTCTCGTCCTCTCGAACGATCTTGCACATCGACACGAAGGCCTCAGGCACGCTGAACATCGAATGGACCGCCTTTGGGTCCATGTGAGGGGCCACCACGATCTGAGCGCCTTGCCGCATGTCATACGCCTGTGTTCGAGTATGTCACAGAATGTCAAGAAGGCGGCGTCGCTCGAGAGTTCATCGCGTGCTCCGCCTCCCAAGCCTGCGCGCGCCGCTCGAACACATCAAGGCCGAAGTCGACCAAGAGGCGGAGCACCTCAGAGCGCGTCACATCCTCGGCCGAGACGCGGCCGGGAAGCACCTCAGAAGCCACGTAGGCGCTGAGGCTGTCGAGGCGCTCGCAAGTCCCTCGATCGTAGCGTGCGGCGATGTACTCTCGACTGCGTCCCATCGGACCTCCTACTACAACGTATCACACCGAGAACACATCGGTAGCGTCCTCTGTGCTTCCTGCGTACGCTCGTCGCACCACAAGGAGGCACCCATGCCGCTCATTCGCCAGGAAGAGGTCTACCCCGCCGCTCAGTACCCCTGGGCGCAGGCTGTCGAGATGGTCGCCAACGGCGCTGTCGCTCGCCACGACCTCGTCGTCGTCAACTCTGTCGCCGCAACCGGCAGCGTCATCCCGAAGGCCGTCCCCGCTGACGCCAACGCCGTGCTGCGGCACGCGGGCATCGTCATGGTCGCGACCGGCGCCGCCGCTGACGGCGAGAAGTTCCTGGCGGTGCCCTGGGTGGTCATCACTGGCGTCGACACCAGCGCCGCTACCGCTGCCGGCTACGCGGTCTACCTCAGCACGACCGCTGGCGGTTGGACCGTCACCAAGCCGAGTGGCGCGAACGAAGCGGTCGTTCCCGTCGGCACCGTCCTGGTCGACGACGCCACCGAAGGCGCGGTCATGCTCAAGCCGGGCACTGGCGCGCTCGAGGGCTTCACGAAGGTGGGGACCGCGGCTGTCCCCGACGGTACTGGCGGTGTGACCGTCTCGCTGGGCCTCAACTTCGCCAACGGCAAGGCCGTCGTCACCTGGGCGGAAGACCCCGGAGGCGACCAGTCGCTCATCGCGGCGATCGACGCCAGCGGCGACCTGCTCATCACCCCGACGGCGTCGATCTCCGGCGGACCCCACAACTGCACCTACGTCGCCTACGGCGGCGCGCTCTGATCTTGCGCCAGCGCGCGTGTCACTGGCACCGTTGCTCCGCCACACGCGCACGCTGACCGCTGCCCCCGCTCGGTGACCACCGCCGGGCGGGGGTCTTTCTTTACGGTTGACGTGCATTACACACCGTTGCTATATAAGCAGCACGCACCCAGTGTCGTTGAGCGGGTAGCCGCAAGGTCCGACAAGGCAGCCCCTGGGCAGGCGTAGAACGTCGTCAACTACTTCGCTCAACATCGTCTGCCTCAGCGCAGGAGCACACCATGGCAATCTCTACCGAGGTCCTGAACACGACCTATCGGCAGTTGAAGGGTCCGCTGATCGACACCTTCATGCGCCGCACGCCCTTCCTCGACACGCTCATGAAGAGCAACCGCGTCCGCCAGAACATCGACGGCGGCACGACCATCGAGCGCGCCATCATGACTGGCTCGCCCGCCCAGGGTCGCGGCATCTACAACGGCACCGAGCTGCTGAACCTCACCCGCAGCAAGCGGACCGAGCAGCTCAAGGTCGAGCCGCACCGGCTCGCCGCTGCCATCGCCATCCCGAACCGCGAGCTCGCGCAGAACGACGGCCCCCTCGCCGTGATGCGCCTCATCGAGAAGTACCCGGAGGCTTTCATGAAGTCGACGGACCGCTGCCTCGAGAGCTTCTTCCTCAGCGGTGCTGCCCCGACGGGCAACCACTCGTTCAACACGACTGCGCTCTCCGGGTTTCTGACCCTGAACGGTCTGTTCTCGAGCGGCACCCTCACCGGTACCGCCAACGGTTTGCTCGACTTCCAGAGCCCCGCTGCCCAGGCTTCCGCGGCTGAGGAGGTCCAGAGCCTGGCGAAGAGCGAGGCGCAGTTCTACTACAACCAGTACAAGGCCATCTCCTCCTGGTCCGCTGAGGGTCTGAAGAAGCTCGGCCAGGTCATCCGCCTCTGCGGTCACTTCGGCGTCGAGGGCTCCCCGACTCTCGGCTTCATGGACCCCGACTCGATGACCAACCTCGAGGACAGCAAGCGCGGCCACGTTCGCGTCCAGCTGGTCGACGACGAGCAGGAGAAGTCGGACCTCCACACCATCACCCACAACGGTGTGACGTTCCACGAGTCCCTCGACCTCGACCGGACCCTCGCGGTGTTCAACGCCACGGCTCTCGCCAACGGCGGCGGCTACGTCCTGAACCCCGCCTACTTCGAGTTCAGCGTCCTTCAGGAGGCCGAGCTCTCGGACTTCGAGGACATGATCGCCTCCCAGGACGTGGTCGTCTCGAAGTTCAAGTTCCACGCCAACCTCATCTGCACCAACATCGTCGCGCAGGGCTGCTTCAGCGGCTCGGCTCTCTGATCGGAGGACATCATGCCCAGCATNNGATCGCTGACGCGCTCAGCACGACATTCACCGACGAGCGCTACCCCGTCGGTACCACCTACGTTCAGACTGACGCTGTGGTCGACAACGGTGTGTCCAGCGTCGACACCGCGCTCAACTTCGCTCTGCTCAAGGGCGAGCGGGTGTGGATGTTCGTCAAGGCGGCGGAGACCGTCGCTGCCGGCCAGCTCTGTGAGTTCGACATCGCGGCGCCGTTCAACGTGGAGCCGAACGACCTCAGCGCGGTTGACCCCATGCTGCTTGCGGGTGTCGCTGACAACGACATCGCGGCCAACAGCTACGGGTGGATCATCGTTCGCGGCACCTGCGTGGTCAAGTGCGCCGCGGGGTCGGTGACTGCCGCCGGCTTCGCGCTCGCCTCCGATGGCGGCACCTCCGAGGGCCAGGTCGAGGCGACCGGAGGCGCCGCTGCGTCGATCGGCCGGTCCCTCGAGGCCGTCAGCGCTACGAAGACGGGCTACGTCCAGGCTTACATCAACGTGCTCTGACCCGTCCCAGGTCAACAACGCCCCCGTCGGCCTCGTGCCTGCGGGGGCGTTCTGCGTGATACACTGCCCGCAAACAGCGAGAGGGTCGCATGGACACCAGTCTCAAGGCTGCTCGAGACTACATCTACAACGACCGCTCGTGGGCGAGCACGGGCAAGACCCTCGACGGCCGGGTCAACACCTGTATCCTTCGGGCGCTGCGCGACTTGTCGGGCGAGGTGCCTGAGGCGCTGGTCCCAGAGGACAAGCACATCCACGTCCGCAAGAGCTTCGTGGGCGGTGACTCGACCGTCAACGCGACCATCAGGGCGACGAATGACCTCAAGGTGCTGGAGTTCGTCATCGACCCGAGCTCGACGTGGACTCCCACGGTCGACCGGACCTGGGACGGGGTCATGCACCTGGAAATAACCGACCCGGACGGGCGGGTTCGTCGGCGGCAGTCGCGTGAGTGGTGGTACGACGCCGAGCAGGAGGTCTACTACGTCAGCATCGACCGTCCGTGGTTCAACACGGGCAACACCGAGATGGACTTCCGCATCTACCAGCCGGAGTTCTTCCTGCCGGCGAACGCGATTGAGATCCTGACTCCGATGCAGCTGTTCGATGACAGCGAGCAGCTGGTGGGGCAGATCAGCAGCGGCACCGCTCGTCGCGGGTACCTCCCCGACTTTCGCCAGCGGGTCCAGGGTCGACCCACGGACTTCTGGCGAGGGCGCTTCTTCCAGATGCCCAGCCCTACGGAGGCTCCTCGCCTGTCGACGGTCATCGCTCGCGAGGAGGGGATGGACAACAACGGCGGCGCCAGGCTGCTCTCACTTCCGTGGGCGGGTCCGATGCCGGCTGGGAAGTTCGAGTTCTGCTACACCTACGCGTGGGGCCGCAAAGAGCAGGAGTGGGGCGAGACCCAGAGCCTGTTCACCGACCCCGAGTGGGAGAGCGCTCCCAGTCCCGTCAGCGAGACTTTCGACCACGCGGTCGAGTTCGACAAGGGCGTACCAGACGGCGCCAGCGGCACCTACACCGCCGCCAAGGCCATCGTCATCGAGATGAGCAACCTCGAAGAAATGCTCGACTTCGTCGACCCGGACGAGGGTGTGCCGTTGGGGCCGAGCTACACCAACCCGCCGACGGGCGCTCCTCTCAGGTACGGTCGCAGCGGACTGCGGTTGCGGCTGTATGTGCGACGGTTGGCGACCTATTCCCATTTCGGCCCTGACACGTCATTCTTGCAGAGCGGCGTGACCGACGGCGCTTTTCGCATCGTCTCAAGCGCGCATCGCTTCAACCGTGTCGAAGCTGACGGCAAGTTCTACCTGTTGGCAGAGCTGAACCCGCTGGACCTCGAGCCGGTCACGTCAACCATCTCCGACACTGCGCGGGCGAAGTACCTCGTCAGCACGTTTGTGTGGCAGGGTCGCAAGCAGGTCGTCGGCAACGACGAGGCCGTCGTGCCCGACCCGACGCGCCAGCTGGTCAAGACCACGGGCTACTACGGCTACCACATCTGGCCGACTCCCGACCAGGACTACGACATCGACGCTCAGGTGCTGATGCAGCCCAAGGAGCTGGTCAACGACCAGGACCAGGTGCCGGTCAAGCAGGAGGCGTTCAGCGCCTTCCTCGAGCTCGCGTTGGCCTACATGAGCCGGCTGGACGGTGTCGACCAGAACAGCGAGATGAAGCACCGGACGTTGTACCGGCAGCTGGTGAGGCGCTTCCGGTCGCAGCACGGCGACAACAACGGGATCGTCGAGAACCGTGCTTGGGGTGACATCCGTCCGCGCTACCGGTATGGCACGTTCAGCGAAGGTTGAGCGTGATACACTGCGTCGACCCCACCAAGGAGCAACATCATGTCGAAGCCGCCTCAGTTCGGCGCCCCTCCCAAGATCGGCCAGGTCTTCTGCCGCGATGACGAGTACATGGGTCGCTACGAAGCGATGCTCGTGTGGCTCAACGTCCGCGACGGAGGTCACTGGGACGCCATGCTCGTGACCAACGAGGACTTCTTCGCGCTGTCCTCGAGCCGGTTCATGCAGGCCATCCGTCACACCGACTGGCGCCCCATCGACTGGCAGTGGAGCGACGACGCCTTCCTGTTCGCGCCCCCGAGCCTGGAGTGGAGTCGCGAGAAGGATGCCTGGGTGGAGCGTGCGACTCCGGTCGAAGACGCACCGGTGTCGGCTCTTCCACAGAAGTCGGCGCTGCCGGCTCCGAAAGAGCAGGAGCACCACGCGACGTGGCGGTCTCGGTGCCGTCGCAAGTTCCCGGCGCTCGACAGCGATGAGGGCAACGCCCTTCTCGGAGAGGTCTGGAACGAGTACAAGACGAAGGGGTAGTCGATGGCTGGGCCTGGTCAGCGCGCGGTCTCGCAAGTCCGCATCCAGAGCGGGCAAGCGCAGGTCCAGTACGCTCCGACGAACCTCGCGTACGAGATTCAGAACCTCGAGCTCACGCCGGAGGGGACGCTCCGGTCGGTTCGAGGCTCGTGTCGCTACGAGCCGTACCGTGGAGGCGACCAGTACGGGTCGTTGGGGCTTCGTCGGGGAGGCCTCACAGTCTTCGGCGACCTCGCCCGTGAGGGTCAGGCGCCTACCATCTACGGCGTGTTCCACGCCGGTCTTCTGCACGGGAAGGCACCGACGCTGGTAGTTCGCGCAGGCGACAAGCTCTACCTGCACGCAGGCTGGTACCGGTCGTGGAAGATCATCTACACCGGTCTGACGGATGACGGCCGCATCAGCTACCCGGACATGTTCACGGTGGTGAACAACACGATCGTCTGGACGAATGGCATCGACCCGGCGCTGGTCATCTCGTACGACGGGATGGTCGTCCCCCTCGGGTTCGACAAGTCGCCGGGAGCCCCAGAAGTCATGGGGCCGCAGCAGCCTGCGGGGAACACGAAAGAGTACCGCAACACGGACGGCTACTCCTGGGCAGGGCGCATCGGAACCATCGGCGACTACGTCGACAACAACGACGGCGCGCTGCTCGCAGGCAGGTGGCGGTACGCCGTCGCTTGGGAAGACGTCCACGGAAACATCTCGCCGCTGTCTGCCGAGAGCGAAGAGCTGTCTGTGGTCCTTCAGCGCGCGAACGCGTGGATCTCGACGACCGACAACACTCGGTACTACGACCAGAGCACTCCGATCGACGACCTGCCTCGACAGTTCCTGGTCAAGACAACAGGCGCAGCGCCGTCGCACGCCGTCGCGACTCGGCTGTACCGTACGGCCGACGGCAACAGGTTCCCTGGTGTGTACCGGTTGCTGGCGCGCACGTCTGGCACGCAGTCGTTCACGTACGCCGACAACGTGCCGGACAGCCGGTTGGGCGAGCCGGCCAAGAGTTACGCCGCGGTGCCCCGCTTCTCGGTGATGGTGTCGCACGCAGGTGCTCTGGTGATTGCCGAAGGCCCCCGCGTCATGCGCAGCGAGGTCGGGTTCCCAGGCACGCTCATCGCAGACTACAGCGTGACGCCTGACCCGGACGGTGCCGTCGTGACCGGGCTGGCCAGTCACGCGGGCCGGTTGATCGCGTTCACGGAGCGCTCGATGGTCGACATCACCGACCCGACGGCGCCCCCGGTGGTCATGACACGCGGCGTTGGTTGTGTCGCTCCCAGGTCGGTTCAGGGCATGCCGGATGGCACGCTTGTGTGGCTGAGTCGCGACGCTTTCTACGGGTGGAACCCTGAGAAGGGCCTGATGAAGCTCAGCGACCCGATTCACCGCCTGGTCAAGACGGAGCTGGCGAAGGGGTCGATGAAGAGCGCGGTGGCGATCATCGAGCCGGAGAGCCGCGACTACCGCTGCGCCGTTGCTCGCGCGGGGTCTCACGACAACGATCTCATCTTGGCGTTCGACGGCCAGGGCTGGCGTGAGCTTGAGCTCGGCTACAAGATCACTGACATGTGCGTCACCGACGATCCGCGCTACTACGTACTGTTCGCTGGAGGCTTGAAGGTTACTCTGACAGGCCCCGGCGCGGCATCGTTCGACAATCCTGCGGGCACGGTGACGACCGACGCCTACGACATCTACGTCATGGGCCGGGAGACGACGGCGTCCCCACCGAAGGTCGTCGAGTACGCGTTCCAGAGCGCGTGGCTCCGTGGCGACGACAACGCCCTGCAGCCCATTCACGTCCACAACCTGTACATCGGGATGATCGACGAGGTGAACGAGAGCATCGAGGTCGAGGTGTTCTCGAACGGGTCGTACCAGCCGGACCCGGACAGCCCGCGAACCGTCCGAGCGGTCGGCGTCAAGGTCGAAGACCTTCTTGGCGACCTGGTCCTGGGCGAGGGCAAGACACACGCTCGCCGGCTGTTCTGGCGTCGGGTGCCCATCGGCCTGGAAAGCGTCAACACTTGGGCGTTCAAGCTGAAGTCGACATCACCATTCCACATCGCCTCGTTCGCCTTTCAGACGTCGTTCGCGACGATGGGCGACCAGCTGGCGCGAATCCCTCTGGGTGAGGACGACTGATGGCTGGCGACTACCTCTTCCCCAAGCGGCTGTTCAAGAACGGCGAGCCGCTGGACACGACTGAGATCAACGAAGTGCTGCAGCCTCCGGCTGAGCGCATGAACGGGCACCTTGGACCGCACAACATTCGGGCGCCGCTGTCCGAAGACGTGCTTTCTGATGGTCGTGCGTTCTTCCGCACCACGCGCCGTCGTGTGGTTGTCGACCCCGAGATGGTGTCTGCGCTCGCTGGCTCCGGTGACGGAAGAGCGCCTACACCAGAGGCCGCGCAGGCGTATGTGCTCGAGCAGCAGACCGGTTGGACGGCAATCGACGCTGCCCCCGAGGGAGATGAGGTCTACGCAACGGTCACGACTGGCGCGTCGTCTCTGGTCATCACCGCTCACGCGACGCACTGTTTCGCGGGCAACGCCGATGGGACGTCTGCGAAGTACCGCGTGACGGTGCCCAGGTTCACTGACCCAGAGCTGAGAAACGGTCGGTTAGGCAACGCGTCCAGCGACGCGCTCGTGACGGTCATTATCATCTTGCCTGACGGTGCGTCGGCGATTCTCTCCGATCTCGCGGTACCAGACGCTCGGTTGTGGTCTGACGACACTGGCCACAGTCAGGCTGTGGAGCTCGCCAGCCGCATCGTGGCGGCTGGCCCCGCGAGCAACGCCGAGGGCCGTGACAGCTCGTCTGGTGCCTACCAGGATCTCGCTGCTGTGGGGTGGGTTTCGGCTGTTGGCTGGAGCGTCAAGAGCAGCGGCCGCACTCTCACGTTTACGAGGGTCTCGAAAGGTCCGGTGACAGGTGCCGCGGAGATGGAAATCAGCTTCAACACCGGCCCGATCTTCAGCACTACGCGGCAGATGACTGAAGTCGTTGAGGGGGCTTTGTCCGGCACCCAGGAGCTTCTAAGTGACCTGCCCTCAGCGACCCAAGCCGACGGCACTGTCGCGGCGCCGTACGAGGTGGTGCTGTACTACCCGGCGCAGATTCAGTACGCCCTGCGCGTCGACGGTGTTGTCATCACCGAGAGCATCACCGGCCGTTTCGACAAGGAGCTTCGGCCGTTTACGCCTGCGCGGGTCGTGTCTCCCAAGTCCGACGACAAGGACACAGCTGTCGGCCCGTATCTCGGCAGATTCTTCGAGAAGCCAGACGCCGTCAACATTCCGATGTACTCCGTCAGGCTCACAGCGACGGTCGACGTCGAGCCAGGAGACCACCTGGTCGAAGTGGTCGTACGTCGCGTGCCGACAGGTCGGCGGAACTCGTTCTACCCGCCGCCGCCTGAAGTCGGAAACCCAACGTCTGGGACTGTGTACCTCCCGACGCGTCATCGTGTAGCGATTTTCAACCGACAGCTCGTCGTTGTCGACTCGCCGCGGGAGCCCGTGGACGCCGCGCTGTTCGGCCAAGCGGTTGTCGTCGACGCGTTCGATGACGAAGACGTCGTCAGTGTCGCCAGCCTGGTCGACGAAAAGATGCAGCCGGTGGCTGACGCGATCAACTCGGTCAAGACCTACCAGGTCGCTCGAGGCGCCCTCAACGGCGACCACCTTGGCAGCTACTCGACGGTGCTGCGCGCGGCTTCCACCAGCAACGTCAACCGCGTCCGACTGGCCACACAACCTATTGCGGGGCCCCCGGCGTACATCGAAGCGAAGTACGTCTGGCCGTACGGGGGCACAGGCAACACCCACTACCTTTCGTTCGTCGGACCTCCGCAAGACGCGCTCCACTCTTCGGGGACCGGCTCGAACGTCGACCAGTGGCACCTCATCGTTTCGACGGCGTTTGAACCGTTGGAAGCGACGATCGGGTCGCCTGTCGGGTGCAACATCTCTATTGAGGGGAATGTGTTTCTCTCACGACTGGTCCACAGCGCGTCGCGTGACGACCAGATGCACCTGGCGGCTGGCGTGTTCTGCATCGCCTTGCTGGTCGATACCGGCTCCACTTACGAGTGGGGTCTGTGGCCTGGAAGTATTTCCTGGGCGAACAGCAACAACTACTTCGCGCGCCAAGCGAACAAGACGGCAACGCAGCTTCAGACGATCGACTACTTGTCGAAGTTCGGCGAAAACTCTGACACGAACGACACGGTCATCGGTGGCGAAGCGCCGGGAGACTACGTTGACGTGCCCGTCACCGCGCATTTCGACCTCAGCGAGTCTCTGCTGGTTCGATCCATCAGGGGCGTAGCTATCTTCGGGACAGCCGCGTGGATGGGCGGCCGAAACGACGGACCGGCCAGGCTTGTCGTCGACAAGGCTTCGGTCAACATCATCATCACGAAGGCGTGAGGCGCAGATGGCACAGGTCACGCTTCCGGTCCAGGTTGACTCGTCGCCGTTGAACGTCGGCGACTTGAACGCCGCGTTCTACTCGAAGACTCCTGGTGAGGGGCTGTACTCGGAGCCGAACGGGGGAATCGAGCTGCAGAGCACGCGCAACGGTGATGCGTCGTTTCGCATCAAGCAAGAGCACATTCAGCCTGAGCAGATCATCAAGTCTCGCTTCGACGGGATGTGGCACACGCGCGACAACATGAGCGACGTGAGTGGTTACACCACGGTGGACGACAACGATGTCGAAGTAGCGAAGTACCAGTCGCTACCGGGCTGCTCCCTTCGGGTCTACGTGCCGTTCACCGCGACCGCGTTGCGGTGGAACCTGTCGTTCTTCTGGTACGCGGCCAAGTGGCTGGGCCTGTATCAGCAGCAGGAGAGCTACCTGACGCAAGCGACACGCATCCGCACGTTCGTGTTCGTAGACGGGCTCAACGTCCCTCACCTCGAGCGAGACTACCCGATGACCTGGTTCAAGCGATCGTTGGACTCGTACGCGTCGTCTTCTGGGGGCAACAAGAACCCTTGGTCGACTGAAGCCGAACAGGCCTCGGCGATGAACCTCAGCTACCTGCAGACTGACGTCGACATCGGGTTTCACGAAGTGTACCTCGGGTTCTACGTCAAGCCCCTGCTCGACAACGACGGCAACGTCGTGAACTTCTGGCGGGACAAGATCACGACGACGCAGCGGGCCAACACCACTGGCAGCAGGAACACGCTGATGTTCCAACGCCTGAGCATCGGCGTGAGCAGCGCTCGCGTCGTCGCGTTCAGGTGACCGTGCTAATCTCACCTACGGAGGTCTGACATGGCGGCACTGATCGCACTCGCGGCCGGGGGTGCCCTTGCCGCTGCCGGAGGGCAGTTGGCAAGCGGTCTGTCTGCCGGCAAGGCGGCGAAGAAGCAGGCGGAGGCGCAGAAGCGCGCGGCAAACCGATACGCCAAGGCGCTGAGGTCTGAGGCGTCGAAGCTGAGTGGCGGGATGTCGGAGGCGCGGAAGCGTTCCCTCCAGACTGGCGCCGCCCTGGACCGAGCGGCTCTGGGTCAGCAGGCGCGAGACGAGGCCAAGCGCGGCGGCCGCAGCCCTTCGGCGGCGCTCGAGGGCGAACTGCAGGCATCGCTGCAGGCGTCGGCGGCAGAGCAGCAGAAGATGATCGACCAGATGAGCACGCAGGAGGCGCAGGCCAAGGCGGCGCAGCGTCAGGCGATGAACCAGCAGGCCCTTCAGACCAAGATGCAGGCGCA